CCAGCCGAAATGCTGGCGCTTGCAAAGCGCGGTGGGCTAACCCACCACACTCGCACTGAACGGTTTTCAGCTCATAACTGACAAACCGATCAATCTTGTGTCCGTTTTCACAGACAAATCCGTAAATTCTGTTCATAAATCCTCGTAGGCTCTTTCGCTTACTTGCTTTAGATTCTTCAACCAAATCAAAATGGACAATTCGCCTTTTTTGAATTGTAAATCTTTCTCGTCCAGGACATTGCTGACATTGTTGATGGAATTGATCACGTTGTCAACATCCTCCATCAAGTCGGCCCAGCCAGGCTTAGAAAACAGGTCAAACCTGTCGTCGTAGTATTTTTGCAGTTCTGGCGTCATTTCTTGTTCCACATCTCAAACAGAGTTTTAATCTTCTCCTCCAGCACTGCCACTCGCAAGTCGAGCTTTGCCAAGACGATGATCAGCGTGATGATCGCCAGCAGTATGGGCCATGCCTTTGACAAAACGTCGAAGAAGTCCATTCACTTGCTGCCTCGCTCAATCAGCCTGTCCAGCTTGGCATCCATCTTCTCAAGCTGCGCCCTTTGCAATATTGTTGCATCACGCTGGGCCATCAGTTGAGTCTCAACAATCGTCAGCCGCTGCTCAATCTTTGAAACGTAAGCCAGCACTGCCCCAACCAGTATCAGCGTGCTAATGACATGGGTTAGCTGAATTTCCTTTTTCAAGTGCCAGCGTTCGGCTCGGCGCTCTGTCAGTGGCTCAGTCATGTTGTTGACCAAGGTGTGCCAGTGGCGGTTACGGGGTTCTTCTGCAACTCAATCTGCTGTGCCAGTGCTGCCTCAGTACTGTCCTTGTCTACGCCTGATGCGTAGCACCAATCCAGCACCTCTTGCATCGTGACGCTGGCGTAGGGGATAGTGGGAGTGCCATCAGCCCATGAGCAGGTTGACCAGATAGAGGCCGTGTAGCCCTCGTCTACTTGGGTTGCAGTCCAATGGGCCGTAAAGATGAAACCGTTGGCGGTTTGGTAGTCGGTTTGAGTGATTGTCCAAGTGATGTTCATGCTGTCTCCAGTGCAGTGATACGGGCGGTGAGTTGGGTGATGAGGGCTTGCTGTTCTTGCATTGCCGCTGTGAGTGTGGCAACCAAGAAGCTAGTGTCGATGCCTTGGGGCATGATTGAGCCATCTGCTTTAAGCGCATCTTTTTCACCTGATACTGCTTGTGGGCATACTTCTGCTAATTCATGAGCAATAAAACCTTCACTATTAGAGCCATCAAACTTCCATTTATAGGTTACGGGTTTGAGTAATGCTATCTTTGCTAATGCCCCTGTCATTGGCTGCACATCTTCTTTTAAACGGTAATCAGATGATGTGTTGTAGGAAGTTGTTGTACCGCTGACTTCTATTGTTCCGCAAGTAGAAAATGTGTTTCCATTGTTACTGAATATAGCGGCATAGTAAGCACTTGTTCCACTTGTGTTTGTTGATTGAAACGCCGTCGTTCCATTTCCTACTTGTGTAACTAAAGCATTTCCAGTACCAACAAATGTTGCTCTTCCTGTTTGAGATAAAGCACTTGTAGTCCCCACCAGCAAGTTACCGCTGGAGTCGAGGGTCATATCGGCGGTTGCAGATGTGCCTTTAAAAAACCCATGACCGCCAGCGGATTCCGTTCTGTGCTCGTTTAAACCATTGCCCGAGTTATGGCTTACTGAGCCGTAAAAAGTAGCGTTATCACTAAATACAATTTGCTTGTTTGCATCGCCAGTATTTATTACGTTGAGTCTTGCAGTAGACGTTGTAGTGCCGACAAGCAAGTTACCACTTGAATTTAATGTCAAACTGGTCGCTGGCGCACTGCCTGAGAAGCTGTACGCTGTGCCGCTTGTGCCGCCGCTTAATGTGCCCGTTGCACTCAGCGTAGTAAACGCACCCGTGGTCGCAGTCGTAGCCCCGACAGTGCCGTTGATGTTGATGCTGGCAGTGCCTGTCAGGTTTGTCACTGTGCCGCTGCTGGGCGTGCCAAGTGCCCCGCCGTTAACGACAGGGGAGCCAGCAGTGCCCACGTTAACCGCCAACGCAGTTGCAATTCCTGTACCCAAGCCGCTTACGCCTGTGGAGATTGGCAAGCCTGTGGCGTTGGTCAACGTACCAGATGATGGAGTGCCGAGTGCCCCGCCGTTGACGACAAACGCCCCGGCAGTGCCTGTATTGACGCCTAGAGCGGTTGCTACGCCAGTTCCAAGGCTGGTGATGCCTGTGCCGCCATTAGCCACTGGCAACGCTGTACCTGACAGGCTAATTGCCAGTGTGCCAGTGGTGGTGATTGGGGAGCCAGCAACAGACAGGAACGCTGGGACTGTTGCCGCCACAGAGGTGACAGTGCCAAGACCTGCCGTGACGTTGACAGTGACATCATCGCCAGAGGCAGTCGCAGTAACAGTAGCACCAACAAAATTGATGTTTTTCACACCCGTGGAGATTGAGCTACCCTCGTCCTTGATGCCCACTGCCCCGTTGGTGGACATTGTGCTGACAATCTTGATCTTCTCAGCCAAATCAGGCGCGACAACTTCACCGACATTGATTTGCTGACCAGACGACAGACTGATGACCAAGCTGCCATCAAAGTCGATATTGGCATCGGTGACAGACACACCATCTTCGCCATCCACCCCATCCTTGCCGGGGGTGCCTGGGGTGCCTTGCTTGCCGTTGACGCCATCACGCCCTGGCTTGCCATCCCGACCGTTGCGCCCATCGCTGCCGCTTGAGCCATCCCGCCCGTCCTTGATGGTCAGGACTCGCTTTTCAATCACATCGGTGACATTGTCAAACTTCTCGGTGATGTTGGTTTCAATCTTCTTGAAAGCCTCCACCACCATCTGCACATTCTCAGCAGCCTTGCGCTGCTGCATCTGCTTGACCTCGGACACAGAGTTGTTGACAGCACCAAAGATGTTGTCGGCAATGCCATCGACATTGGCATCGTTGAAGATTTTATCGATTGCCATAGTTCAACTCCGTTGCTAGTTTCTCAAGAAACTGGTTTTCCATATCAACCACATTGCTCTTGGCGTTGCTCATTTGCAGCTCAACCATCTTGCTCTTGTTCTTCATATCTGCTTCTTTGAGCATCAGTTCAGCAATCTTGACGCGCTTGTCAAACTCTTTTGCGTTTGCTGAGTCTTCGTTTGGCAGGTTCTTGGTCAGGCTGGCGCTCATCTTGGCCTGGACTTCAGCAGGCATCAACTGCGCCTCGGTCATCAGCTTCTGCGCCTCTGCGCGGTTCTGCTCGGCCCGGGTGGTGTTTACCGCAATCTCAGCCTGTGCTGCCTGCATCTGTAGCTGCTCTTGCATCATGGCCTTCTGTTGAGCGTTCGGGTCAGGCTGGCTCATCTGGTCAAGTGCCGCTATCAACTCAAACCTGTTGGTCAGGCTGGAGTTGTTGAGGATGCCTTTGAGTATCAACGGCAGGACAGGGGTGTTTGGCCCCAGAGTCTGCAACAGACCAATGAACTGCTGCTGCTCATGCTCTCGCGCAATGATGCCCAATGTCGCAGTCGGTATGAACTTCATATCCACTGATGGGTAACGCTCGGGGTCAAACTGCATAAACCGATACGCAGCCTTCTCAATAAACGGTATCAGGAAGTCCTCTTGAAAGTTCACCAGGGTACGCTTGTACTTCTTGATGATCGTCGCAACCGCCATGTTCATATTGCCGCCATCACGGGCCTGCTGGCTCACAACGCCCTGCGAATCCAAAGTGCCAGTGGACTGCAACAGCATCCTCTCAAACTCCTTGGCGGTGTTGAGGTTGTTGAGACTTGTCTCGCCAAACTTGAATGGGAACAGAATCTCGCTTGGGTTGCCGTTCACCAGCAAAGCCTTGCCTGGCTTCACTTCAAACTTGGCGCCACGGGGCAACCTGGTGGCGTCCATCGCCATCATTGGTGATGTTGTCAACGCCAGGCTGTCGAGGTGTGACCTGACTTGGGCGTCAATCGCCTTCTGCATATTGAAGGCTTTCTCCACGGTCCCGCGCCCCAGCAGGCGGTTGGGAACAGTGTCATCCTGGTAGCTGATTACCGGGCGGTCCCGCATCATGTAAGGGTTGGCCTCGGCCTTGAGCAGCATCCCATCATTGGCAATCACCACAATGGCCTCGACCATGTTGCTGTACTCGTCGGCGGCTGACTGCTCGGGGAACAAATCAACGATCTCCTCGTCTTTCTTGTCCAGCATCTCCCTCGGCACCAGGCCATAGTAGGTCAACAGCAGCACCTTCTCATCCTGGTACTGGCTGATTTCCTGAGTTGGCTCCAGGTCGGTGTCCTCATAGGTCGGGGTGATGTTCACCTTGCGGTAAATCCCCTTCTCAATGCCCTCGACCACCTTGTGGATGCTGATGTACTTCTCAATTGCCACGCCCATGCAGTCATCAATTGATGTCCCGTTGGGGTCAAACAGGAAATTCTTGGGGTTGATCGGAACAATCTTCACTGCTGTGCGCTCACCCTCCATTACCCCAATGGCAGCAGCGGTTTGGCCTGGAACTGACCTGGTTGCGGCAATAAACGTCTTTTCTTGCTTGACAATGATCTCGCCAATTCCAGTTCCGTAGATTTCAGCCATCAACTCAATCTGATCAATGGACTTTCGTATCTTGTCTAGCTTGAAATCCTCCATCATCTGCGCTTTGAGCATCGAAACGTCAATTGGGTTGTTGTTTACGTCCCTGAGATCGTCGGTAATGTCGAAAAACTCGCCCTGACCGAAGATGGCCTCCATGATCTCAGCGTGCCTTGTCTCCACGGCCTGCTGAGTGGCAGGGGTGACGATGCGGCTGCGCTCGGATTCCCGTGTTTTGTCCTCTGCTGCCCACTGACCTCGGAAAATACGCTCATATTCCAGGTAAGACTCAAGGAAATTAGCGTTTCGGTAGTCGCGCCAGCGGTCGCAATGCTCGGTGACAAACGCAGTCAGGTCTTTATCCTCTTGCGAAGGTTCATCAAACTCGTTTTGATCAAGTTTTGCCATAGTTCACCTTGTGGTATCAGCAAACGGGTCGGAATAACGGGGGTCTGCCATGTATTGTCGCACGGCATCAGGCATCTCATTGTCCTGCGTCCCGGCCCCTAGGCCAATGCCGCCAATCGGTGCAGCTGTAAACAGCGGCTGGCCTTTCTTAACACCGCCACGCATCTCAGGGCTAATGTCAATGTAGCGGATTGGCGCATCAAATAGGTCTTTTGAACTTATTTTCTTTTCATGTGAAACTGCATCTGCATAAGTATCAAAAAACCTATTGTCAGTTGTCTTATACCCTCGCTCACCATAGTCACCCAATGCCTCTAGAATTCTTTGCTCTGCACCGACAAAATCTTCGTCTTGTAAATTTTTACCCGTTTTTATTCTTGTCTCGCCCGTCTTGGCGTTGTACTTCTTGCCTTGCTTTTCCAGGAACGCTGGGTAAATCTCATCGTAGTATTTCTTCATGCCTTCGCCGCCAATTTGAAGGTCAAGGCCAAATAAATTTCTTGTCGCATACGGATTGTTAATATTTGGTTCTGGCTGTGACAACAGCTTTTGTGCTGCTTCTTTACCTATGTAGTTTGGCAAAGTTTCTGGGGTGACATGTTGCATGTCAATAACTTTATTTCTTCCGTCTGCGGCTGTTGCAGACAAACGCAAATTGTCGCCAGTCCCATGCAAAGTTAAATCTTGTACATGCTTGCTCAAGTTATAACGCTCTGCCTGTTGACTACCCGTTGTCAGGCCAACTCGGTCATAGCCATTGTCAGCAGCATACTTCAGCGCCCGTTTCAGCGCAAGCTGATGCCAGGTGCCTTTGAAGGGTGCGTCTGGTACGCCAGACTTTGAATTACTTTTACCTGCGGCTGCAACTTCTTGGGCAATTTCTTTGCTTCCATAACCACCAGAAAAAGTGCCATCTTCCCAAACTACTTTGTAATCAGTTTGAAATCCAAAATCTGATGGTTGTTCCTCCACTGTTCCTTTTAAACGCTTAGTTTCTTTGCTTGCGTACCCTTCCACCTTACCAGCTTGATGCCAATCGGATTGCACCTCCTCAATCAATAGCATTTTCTTGCCATCAGCATCAATGCGGTCATTGACCCTCATGTGCGCCAAGATGTTGGGTTGGTCAAAGTGGGAGGATGTGTAATCGGGTGATGCCGATGCGTTTCTTGCCTGCGCTGGCATTGAATTCACAATCTCTTGTTGCTTGACAGGATTAAGTTGCGCCCAATCTGGTTCACCGCCGCGTTTTAAAAATTGCGTGTAGTAGTTCTCTGCTGCCAAACCAACATCCATTGGCTTGTTAGGCAAGGTCAGCAATATCTCACGGTAGTTCTCACCGCCAGGGAGTTGGTATTGTTGGTATTTGGTAGCACCACTTATGCCATTTTCAAGTTCTGGATTTGTCAGCTCATCAATAATATCTTGCCGTCTTGTTCTCCAATCTGGGCCATAACCACTTCTTAAAGATTCGCCAAACATTCTTTGATATTCTGCATCTAATTGTTCATTTGATAACTTGTTGATATTTGAAGGCTCCCCCAACCTTACCTCTTGCACATCAACCCTATTACCAGCAATGTAGTCTTGCACCTCTTGCCGGGTCACATTAGGCTTACCCTTCAGATAGTCATCCAACCCCATCCAGGAGAGCTCATCCTTCTTAACGTCCTGGCCCTTCATCAAGTCATTGAGGAACGCATCACCAGTGCCTGACTTACGGGGAAGGGCCAATGCTGCTTGCTCGGCTGCTGAGTAAAACCCAATGGGGGACACTGGTGCTTGCGGCTTGATTGGACCGCCAAGCATCCCAGCAGACTCACCTTCCACCACGCTAGGCATCAGACCCTGCCGCTGCAAGTAACCCTCGCCCATACGCACTGCGGCTGGACCCAATGCCCTAGCACCAGCCGCTACTGCTCTTGCCGCTGGCATCGGGTTCAACGGCACAAAGGCACCTGCCTGCCCAGCCACTTCACCAATCCTGGACGTTGGTTTCAGTGGCAGATTCTGTAGGTAGTATTCGGAGCCATAGGGCAGTTGCTGCGTTGGCTCATATTGGGTCTCGCCGAACATCTCAGTTGGCATTGGGCTGCGGCCCATGAAATTCAATACGTCAGGCAACAACCCTGCCATCCCAGCAAAACGTCCTCGGGTAACATCTAGAGGCACATTGGCAGCGCCTTCTGGGTCTTGCAACCTGCGCCTGGGCTGCATCTGAGGGAAGACGCCAAACGCTGCACCACCACTAAACATTCCAGTTGCCATATTAAATCCCCGCAATGATGTCCATCGGCTCCCACTCCTCGGCATCCTCTGCCTGCTCAAAGTAACTGGTCACCGCCAACTGATCAATATAACTCAAAGCATCAGGGCCATCATCATGCACCCCCTGGGCGGGAAACATCAGCAGCTGATCAGTAAACCAATCCCAATCCTCTTTGGAATTAAGCACAATCCTACCATGCTCAAACCTACCCTGTAGGCTCCAGATTATCCTGTCAGCCTTTTTCCTATTCCCATGCGTCAAAT